CAAGGACGGCGGGCAGGAACGCAACCAGATCCGTTACCTTGTGCCGAAGGATGAGCCCGCCACGGCGCCTGCACGCCCGGCAGCGCCGCAGCGCCCTGCGCGCCCGTCCTCCGGCGCGACGCCCACTGCGCCCGCTCGCCCCAACGCCGCGCCGTGGAAGGCCAAGGCCTGAGGACTGACTGAGTAACCGCCGCCGGACGTTTTCTGACATCCGGCGGCGGTGTTCCCCTCAAAACGACGGAGACATCGATGGATACCCTTCTTTCCGCTGATTCAGCGGCCGCCGGAGCCTTGCCCGGAGCTACCACTGACATGCGCAGGCTGCGGCTTGCCGCCCTCGACGACAATATCGCCCGCATCCACACCCAGATTGCCGCCGCCGATCTCGAGCGCCAGGCCAAGGGCAAGAGGATCGATCCCGGCTGGTTCCACCGCGCCAAGACGGCGCTGCGTCATCTGCAGCGCGAACGCGCGGAGTTGCTTGCCACGACCCCTGCCGCCGCCACGCGCAAGGCCACCCTCAAGGACGCGATCATCGAAGTGGTGCGCCGCGAGCATGATGACGCGAGCTGGGCCGCCGTTCTGAACGAGGCGCATCGCCTCACCGCAGGGGAGGGCTGAATAATGGTCAAGATTCCTCCCATGTTCATGGCAACCGTGGAAGCCATCTATTCCGCCTACGAAGATGGGCGCAATGAGGGTTTCCGCGAGCATCTCGGCGCATCGCTCATCGGCAAGCCCTGCGAGCGCGCGCTCTGGTATGACTTCCGCTGGGTGACGGCTGCTCAGCACAGCGGCCGCATTCTGCGACTCTTTCAGACCGGGCATCTTGAGGAAGAGCGGCTGGTGCGCGATCTGCGCGCCAGCGGCGCTACCGTGCTCGAGGTCGATCCCGAGACCGGCCGCCAGTTCAAGGTCGAAGCACTCTCCGGGCACTTCGGCGGCTCGCTTGATGGGCTTGCCGTCGGTCTCCGCGAGTCGCCCCGAACGTGGCATGTGCTCGAGTTCAAGACCCATTCCGCGAAGAGTTATGCTCAACTGGTGGCCAAGGGCGTTGCGGCGTCCAAACCGCAGCATGCCGCGCAGATGCAGATCTATATGCATCTGATGGGGCTGACCCGGGCCTTCTACCTCGCTGTCTGCAAGGACACCGATGCGCTTTATGCCGAGAGGATCGAAGCGGATCCTGCCCAGGCCGAAAGGCTGCTGGCCAAAGCCTCGCGCATCATCGATGCGGCTCGCCCGCCGTCCCGCATCAGCGAGGATCCCGCCTGGTTCGAGTGCCGCATGTGCAGCCACCGTGCCGTTTGCCACGAGGGCGCAATGGCTGCCGTCAATTGCCGGACCTGCCTGCATTCCACGCCCGTCGAAGGCGGCTGGCACTGCGCCCGGCACGATCGGATGAGGGATTTTGGCCAGCAGCTCAATGGTTGCCGAGACCATCTGTTCATTCCTGATCTTGTCAACGGTGAGGTCATCGATGCGACTGAAAACTTCGTCGTCTATCGCATGAAAAACGGCACGGATTGGGTCAATGTTGTGCGTGGCGAAGAGGAGTCGGAATGATGCTGACCCTTCGCCCCTACCAGCAGGACGCCATCGACGCCATCTACGCCTATTTCGAGGACCACAAGGGCAACCCGCTGCTGGTCCTTCCGACAGCTGCGGGGAAATCCCTGGTACTTTCGGCGTTCTCCGAGGGCGTGCTCAGGACCTGGCCCGACCAACGCATCCTTGTCGTCACGCATTCCCGTGAGCTCATTGCCCAGAACCACGCTGAGATGGTGGGGCTGTGGCCCGAGGCTCCGGCGGGGATCTATTCCGCCGGACTTGGGCGGCGCGAGGCGGATGCGCGCATTCTCTTCGCAGGCATCCAGTCGGTGCACCGCAAGGCTGCCGAGATCGGTCACTGCGATCTCGTCCTCATAGACGAGGCGCATCTGATCCCGACCGTCTCGGCAACCATGTACCGTCGATTCCTCTACGAGCTCACTGCCATCAACCCGAAGCTCAAGGTGATTGGCCTCACGGCGACGCCCTATCGGCTCGAGAGCGGCATGCTGCATGAGGGCGAGGGGGCGTTGTTCACCGACATCGCCTATGAGATCTCGGTGCGCGAGCTGATCGACCAGGGCTATCTTTGCCCGCTCATCAGTAAGCAGCCGAAGACGAAGCTCAGTGTGGTGGGCGTCGGCAGCCGCGGTGGGGAGTTCATCGCCAGCGAGTTGCAGGCAGCGGTCGACAAGGAGGCCATCACACGGGCCGCCGTGTCCGAGATCATCGCCTATGGTGAAGATCGGAAGTCATGGCTGGCCTTCTGCTCCGGCGTCGATCACGCCCGCCATGTCGCCGAGGAGTTCCGCAGCCGCGGCATCTCCTGCGAGACTATCTTCGGCGATACGCCAAAGGATGAGCGTGACGGCATCATTGCCGCGTTCAAGCGTCAGGAGATCCGGGCGCTCGCCTCCATGGGCGTGCTGACCACCGGCTTCAACGCCCCGGCGGTTGACCTCATCGCCATGCTGCGTCCCACCAAGTCCGCCGGGCTTTACGTCCAGATGGCCGGGCGCGGTACACGGTTGGCGCCGGACAAGCGGAACTGCCTGGTTCTCGACTTCGCCGGCAATGTCAGCCGCCACGGTCCCATCGACCTCGTGCGCCCGAAGAAGCCCGGCGAGGCCGGCGACGGAGCGGCACCGACAAAGCTGTGCCCCGAGTGCGATGCCATCGTGCCGTCGGCTGTCCGGGCCTGTCCGGAGTGCGGCTACGAGTTCCCGCGCGAGGTCGTCAAGATTGCGCCCACAGCGTCGACACTTGCAATCCTGTCTGGGCGGCGTGATCGCTGGATCGAGGTCACCTCCGTCTCCTACAAGAAGCACACGAAGGAGGGCAGCCCGACTTCCCTGCGCGTCGAATACCACTGCGGCCTGGTCATTCACAAGGAATGGGTGTGCCTGGAGCACCAGGGCTATGCCCGGCTCAAGGCGGAGGGCTGGTGGCAGCGCCGCGCGCCATCATTCGTGCCGATACCGCGGACCGTGGACGAGGCGTTGAATGCGGCCGGTGGCCTGCTGCGCCCGAGCCATATCTTCGTCCGTTCGAACGGACAGTTCACCGAAGTCTCCAAACACAGGTTCGAAGCATGCATCACAACCCGGAAGGCCTCTGCGCCGTCTGCCACCGTGAACCGCTCCACCATGGCTGGTTCGACCCAGTCTACCAGGCTTCCGACCCCCGGCGGGACGCAAGTCGAAAACGGCTCTGCAGCCGTGTCTGCCAGGACATCTGTCACGGGAGGAAAGGCATGATCGACCCGACACCAAACGAGAAGGCGGCCATGGAGCGTGGCGGCCAGATGGGCGGCGAGTATCTCGAGAGCATCGGCAAGACCGATCTCGCCACCTTCACGGTGGAGGAGTGGTCCACATTCATTGAATGCGTGGTCACGGGCTACTGCGATTGCCTCCGTGAACTTGCGTCTACCGACAGAAACCGGCTTGACGCCATGAAAGAGGGAGTACCCTTCTGATGAAAACAGAAAACTTCATGGCGCGCTACGGCGAACGCCTGCTGACCAATGGCTATTCCATCCTGCCGATCGCGCCCGGAACCAAGAAACCGGGCCGCCATGCGCGGGGCAAATGGAGCGATTATCCGGAATGGAACCGCCATGCGGCGCGTTCAACCACCGAGATCGAGCTCAAGTCCTGGTCACGCTGGCCGGGCTGCGGCATCGGCATCGTGGGCGGGGCGGTCGCGGCAATGGACATCGACATTGCCGAGGACCCGGCTCTCGCGCTCGAAATCGAGAAGCTTGCGCGCGAGCGGCTCGGTGATACGTCTGCCGTGCGCATTGGCCGGGCGCCCAAGCGCATGCTGGTCTATCGGACGGCATCGCCCTTCAAGGGCATCAAGCGCCATCCGCTGGAAGTGCTCTGCCTTGGTCAGCAGTTCGTGGCCTATGCCGTTCATCCGGACACGGGCGAACCTTATTCCTGGCCGGAAGAAGGTTTGGCGGACATCGATATCGCCAGCCTGCCTGAGATCGACGAGGACATGGCGCGCGCGTTCCTCGAAGAAGCCTCGGCGCTTCTGCCGGAGGGCATGCGGCATGTGACGCTCGCGGGCGGAGGGCCCGCAGCTATTGCCCCCTCCCACGCACAGGCTGGTACCATGTCGGCCATTCGCGCAGCGCTGGCATTCATTCCCAACGCTGAGCTGGATTATGACAGCTGGGTCCGCATCGGGCTTGCGCTCAAGGGCGCCGTGGGTGATGCAGGCGAAGAGCTCTTCGCCTCCTGGTCGGCCCAGGCCGCCAAGAATGACGATGCCTTCACGGCCAGGAACTGGGCGTCGTTCAAGCCGAATACCATCGGGGCGGGCACGATCTATCATCTCGCCATGGAGCGCGGCTGGAAGCCGGATGCCGGGCTTGTGCTGGATGGTACTGCCACCAAGGCAGAAAAGCATCCGGCGACGGCGCTGCTGGAAAAGATCAGCGCAGGTGCGGGGGGTGCCGCGCAGGCGAGCGATACCCCACGCCTGGTCATTCCGCCCGTTCCCGCGCTCGACCGGCTGGATGGTGCGCTCGGCCTTCTGGTGAACCACATCCTTGTCACAGCAATCCGCCCGCAGCCCTGGCTCGCGGTCGGTGCTGCTCTGGCGGCGCTGGGCTCCCTCATGGGCCGCAAGGTGCGAACCGAGAGCAATTTGCGCTCCAACATCTATGTTCTCGGCATCGCCGAGAGCGGTGGCGGCAAGGATCATGCGCGCAAGGTGATCAAGGAGGTCTTCGTCCAGGGAGGCCTTGCGGCACACCTCGGTGGTGAGCGGCTTGCTTCCGGGGCAGGGCTCATTACCGCCCTGTCGCGGCAGCCTGCATCGCTGTTCCAGATCGACGAGTTCGGCAAGTTCGTCGCCAACGTCGTCGACAAGCGCCGGGCGCCGAAACATCTCACCGAGATCTGGGACCTGTTCACGGAGTTGGCTACCAGCGCCGGCACCACCTTCTTCGGCGCCGAATATGCGGACCAGCGCGAGCGCCCACGGCAGGATATCATTGAGCCCTGCGCCTGTATCCATGGTGTCACCGCCCCGGGGCCGTTCTGGGAGGCGCTCAACAGCGGCGCCCTGCAGGACGGCAGCCTGGCGCGGTTTCTCATCTTCCGCAGCGAGGAGGGCATTCCCGATCGGAACCGTCAGCCGGGAACGGCTACGGACCTTCCCGTTGACCTGATGGACGCAATCCTCGCTGTTGCCGGGGTCGGCGTGAAGGGCGCGGGAAACCTCGCTGCGACAGGTGCACCGTCCACGCGGCCCGAGAGCCTGGTCGTGCCTATGGACGAGGAGGCGCGTGCCATATTCGATGAGCTGGACGATCACATGACCATGCGGCAGCGCGCGGCGATCGGCACCGATCAGGGGGCGGTACTCGCTCGCGTCTGGGAGAACGCTGCGAAGGTGGCCCTCATCAAGGCGGTCAGCGCCAATCCCGCGGCGCCCGTCATCCGCCGCGTGGATGCGGTCTGGGCGCGGGAGTTGGTGGAACACTGCGCTGCAACTCTTCTCGTTCAGGCCGAGCGCCATCTCGCCAACAACGACATGGAACGTTATCACAAGCAGGTGCTCGAATTCGTGCGCGAGGCAGGAAAGGAAGGCATCCGGCACAATGAGCTCACGCGAAAGTGCCAATTCATCGATCCCAAGCTCCGGCGCGATATCATCGAAGCGCTGGTCGAGGGCGAGCAGATCCGCTCAGAACTGCTTCGCAACCATGGCCGTCGCGCGATTCTCTACCGCGTTCGCCAAGGCAACTCGTCAAACGTCAACAAGGCGTCAAATGACGAATAGGAGGGGTCAAGCTATTGATTTCGATTCCATTTTTCTATTCGTCAATTCGTCAAGCGTCACCCAGAGAGAGGTTACCCCTATGGGGTGGAATTGGAGGAAGTTCGAGGGAGGGGTGCTGTAGTGACGAATTGACGAATACACCTAGTAATCAATAATATATATATATTACAATAGAATAAGCCTGAATCTATTCATCAACAACTCGTCAAAATCCTGTTTGACGAATTGACGAATAGAACCGACTGACCAGACCAGACCCCTTTCGGGCCCGGGCGATGCGCCTCCCTCACCGGACAGCGGCTTCGCCCCGGCCGCCAACCCGAAGAGGAGGTCGTCATGACCCAATCCCCCGATCATACCGCGAGCATCCTTGCCCTCGATTTGGGCACCACCACCACCGGCTGGGCTGTCCGAACCAGCCGGTGCCGCATCGTCCACGGCACGGCGGAATTCCGGCCAAGCCGCTTCGAGGGCGGTGGCATGCGCTATCTGCGCTTCGGCAAGTGGCTCGATCAGACGCTGGAGATCACTGGCGGTATCGATGCCGTGTACTTTGAGGAAGTGCGCCGACATATCGGCACGGACGCGGCACATGTCCACGGTGGTCTGCTCGCCACGCTGACGGCGTGGTGTGAGGCTC